TACTTCACACCTGTGTTTACGCAAAAAGGTCAAGCCAAGATGGACGATGCCGCAATGGAGTTGATGGCAATGTTCCTCGAAACAGTGAAAGCGTCTAACGCTACTATTCTCGAACAGAATAAGGAAGCGGTGAAAGCCAAATCCTCTGAGGAAGAAGTGGACCTAGCGGCGGACTTTAACTGATGCTGGCGGAAGTTCAGGTAAAGAACTTCCTTTTAGCGGCTACGAGGGGGGAAGCATCGCTTTCCCCTTCTGTCGTTGAGGAGTTCGCGAGGGATTGCCGAGAGGTACTCGAGAAACAATTTAACCGTGACCCTAAGTGGCGTATAAGGATGTCAGGCTTGGGTAGACCGATGTGTCAGCAAGTACACGGGCGTGACGGTAAAGACGAGGAGATGACTTACAATGCAATCTTGAGATTCCTCATCGGGGATCTTGTGGAGTGCGCCGTGATGGCTATCCTCAAAGGAGCCGGTGTAAACATCACAGAGGCACAGGGAAGGTGTGAGCTCGAACTTGGAGGCGAGCAGGTACAGGGTACCCTAGATTTGATTATCGACGATCCTGTGGACGGAGAGAAGGTCTGGGACGTAAAGTCGGCTAGCCCATATTCTTACGCACAAAAGTTTAGTAAAGGATACGACAACCTCAAAGAGGACGACCCCTTCGGATATCTCATGCAAGGACACCTCTACGCTGAGGCCAAGGGTAAAGACTTCGGTGGGTGGATTGTTGTAGACAAATCGAGTGGTGAGATTCAGTTCGTACAGGCACCTGATGATCAGGATGACGACCGCAAGTTGTACATCGCCCTCGCCAACAATACTGTCGAGAGCCTGCAATCGGGGTTCACCTACACGAAACCCCCGATAGAACCGGAAGAAGAGATGTACACTCTCGACGGTAAGCGGGTGGCTACCGGCAACAAACTACTCAACAGGAGTTGTACATTCTGTGGCTACAGAAAACATTGTTGGCCTAAGGCGGTACAGCACGAGAGAGTGACTTCACGGGCACGGAACAAACCTGTCGTCTGGTACCACACACTGAAGGTAAAGGAACTATGAAGACTACAGACCTCAAAAAAATCGTAGAGTTACAAGGAAAGATTATTAAGTTACGCGACCGTATCTTAGCGGACGCAAAGCGGCACAACGAAATGGTAGTTAAGGAATTGCGCCCTATGCTAGATGAGTTGCAGTACAATACCATTTATCAAGTAGGGGATATGACCTACAAACGTGGCCGTATTCTGTGCCAACTCGAATGCCAAGATCACGGCTTGGGAGTTAAGGCAGATGGTCTAGCAACCCTACGCAGAGTCAACGTGGAGAATAGTGATGCCCCTTCTGATAACAAAGAAAGTGGATCGTCAGCTTCTCTACCTAAATGAGGGAGCTCACGCAGTCTACATCGAAGCGGCTGACAAAAGGGGTGGCGACCCTTGGGTTCGCTGGGCACGTAATTTTGAGAGATGTTTGCCCTTGACAATGTGGCAACACTTTGGTCAACCTTTAGGGCACGAAACATGGGAGCGGGACGGAAAGAAGGCTACAGAAGAACTAACACGGATAGCCAACGCAGTTCGGCAAGGACGTGTGGTTGTTTTTCCCGGAGACGAGTATTCCCACGCACTCCTGAAAATCGGGAGTACAACTCCCAAATTGCAGGATAGAATTTCTCAATCGATACAGGAACTTAGCAACATATGAGTAAACCACAACGACATAAGTTCCGCTCCGACTATGAGCTCAGTGTGGCGAAGTACCTAGCTGAGCAGGGAGTTAAGTTTGAGTACGAATCACAGAAGATTCAGTACCAGCCAAAGCCTCGAGTCTACACGCCAGACTTTTATCTTCCGGAACAGGAGATTTACATTGAAGCCAAAGGGTTCTTTAGCCCTGCGGATCGTCAGAAGATGTTACTCGTAATTAAACAGAACGAGTCTCTTGACATACGTATGCTTTTCTTGAGAGCATCTAACAAATTGAATAGATCGAGTAAAACAACCTATGGGTCTTGGTGTGATAAGCAGGGTATTCTATGGGCAGATGGACAGATACCACTCACGTGGTTGGAGAAGTAGACATGACAGACTTAACTTTAGACCCTGAGAAGATCATAGCTTTGGAGCAGGCCGGCCTTCTCAAAGGACGTTACTACATTGTACTGGAGCCAATAGACGATGAAGATGAGGACGAGGATGGGTTTTCTGTCCGCGCATATGCAACTCGAGATACTAAAGCTGAAGGTGAAGATGGTGAAATCTTTGATCCAACTTACGTCATTCTTCAAGGACTACTCGGGGCAATACACGAACACTTCGATGACGTCTACGACATGGGACTGGAAAGGGTTACGCTGGAGGAGATCGGTAAGATCGTCCCAGAAGAAGAGTTGAAGGACGACCACAAGAAACGAATTAAGAATATGGAAGACAACGTAATTAAAGTGGAGTTTGGAGAACTACAATGAGTGACACAATATTTTTTGATCCAGACACGGGTGCGACGCTCGATATTCCTGAAGATAAAATTATACGTGCCGGTCAGTCTAGCGATCCCATAAATCCAGACCACTACAAAACAGAAACCCTCGAGGCAATCGAGGTGATGCGAGCTTTTTGCTCAAAAGAAGAATTTACTGGACATTTACGTTGCACTGCACTAAAATATTTATTGCGGTTGCACAAAAAAGATAGCCCACTCGTGAACGCACAAAAGTGTAAGTGGTATGTCGAAGCATTAGAAAAGGAACTGCGCTGATGGAAGCAATGTATTGTAATAAAATTGCTATTGACTACGACCGTGATGAAAACTTTTCGGCACAGGCCCTAAAGTTACTCACGGACTACTACATGTTGCCTGATGAGTCTAGCCCACAAGAGGCTTTTGCTCGGGCGGCTCTGGCTTATTGTGATGGTGACTATGCTTTTGCTCAACGTATCTATGACTATGCTAGCAAGCGGTGGTTTATGTTTGCTTCTCCGGTCTTATCTAATGCACCCAGAGATGGAGACCCAGTCAAAGGTCTTCCTATCTCTTGTTTTCTCACTTATGTTGGTGACAATCTGGAGTCCCTTATTTCTCACAACTCTGAAGTCGCATGGCTATCTGTCAAAGGAGGCGGAGTCGGCGGTCATTGGGATGATGTACGCGGAATAAGTGACAAAGCTCCGGGCCCTATCCCTTTCATGAAAGTGGTGGACTCGGGCATGACAGCTTGGAAACAGGGGCGAACACGTAAGGGTTCTTACGCCGCATACCTCGACGTGTCTCATCCAGACATTGTCGAATTCATTAACTTTAAAGTACCCACAGGCGACACAAACAGGAAATGTTTAAATCTGTTTAACGCCGTAAACATTACTGATGCTTTTATGGAGGCAGTAGAACATGGAACAGAATGGCAATTACGAGACCCTAATGACGGAACTGTTAGAGACTCAATCCAAGCTCGAGACTTATGGGCAAGAATACTTGAAGCTCGTTTCCGAACTGGGTCACCTTACTTACACTTCATCGACGAATCCAACCGAAGGTTACCAGATTCTCAAAAGAAACTTGGACTCGCAGTTAGAGGGTCTAACCTATGCAGTGAAATCACTCTCCCTACATCTGAAAAACGCACAGCAGTTTGCTGTCTCTCCTCAGTCAATCTCGAAAAGTACGACGAGTGGAGCAGTACAGGAATGGTTGCAGACTTGGTCAGATTCTTGGACAACGTCCTTGAATTCTTTATCCAAAATGCACCAAGAGAACTTAGCAAAGCTGTCTACTCTGCTAAAAGAGAGCGGTCAATCGGCTTAGGAGCGATGGGTTGGCATGGATACTTGCAAGCAAATAATATTGCGTGGGAAAGCCTCAGCGCGAAGTTTGCGAACCAACGGATATTTGCCGACATACATGCACAGGCTCATGCGGAAAGTATGCGTCTTGGCAAAGAGAAGGGGGAGGCTCCTGACATGGTTGGCACGGGACGTCGGAACGCTCACCTTCTCGCTATCGCTCCAAACGCTAACAGTTCTATTCTCTGTGGGTGTAGTGCTAGCATTGAGCCTATTAAGTCTAATGCTTATACCCATCGTACTCGTGCTGGTGCTCACCTCGTTAAGAACCCGAAGCTCGAAGAGGTCTTAGATGTACTTGGACACAATACTCAAGAAACGTGGAAAAAAATCGTTAATGCTCAAGGGTCTGTTCAGCACTTGGAGTTCCTGTCGGACGAACAGAGGGATGTTTTTAAAACTGCGTATGAAATCGACCAAGGGTCGGTTGTCGAACACGCAGGAGACCGACAGCAGTACGTCTGCCAAGCCCAGAGTGTCAACCTCTTTTTCCCTGCAAATTCGCCAAAAAGTTATGTTAACTCGGTACACCTTCGAGCGTGGAAGTCTAAACTCAAATCCCTTTATTACCTCCGCACAGATGCGGGTGTTGAGGCGGACAAGGTTGGAGTCGCAGTTGAGAGGGTGGCTTTACAAGATGCGGAAGAGTGTTTGAGTTGTCACGGATAAGTTATGCACCAGTATTATGAAGGTGAAGAACTCGAGTGTTCCATATGCTCTTGTGAGTTTGACATACAATTGGAGGGGGGGATAAAGGGAGCCATCGGTATCATTCCTATCAACCTCTGCCCGATGTGTTTCTCAGGGTTAGATATGTTA